GGGATTTATTAGAGGCAACGTTTGAACCTGTAAATCTAACCCACATAGACAACATAGTATACTGATATGGGTCAAATGAAGTAGCCCTAACAAACCTTGCACCTAATCGGGCATCAGCATTTGCAGATATACACTTCACTCCTTGCTTAGGAGAAACAGCGTTGTTAAAATCAATAGAACCTGTTGCTGTGCCTGTCGTATAAGTAGATGTAGCCCACTCTACATTTTCTAAATAGATATCTTCTTTGGCAATAGTTGGCTGCGTTGAACCTGCTTCTACAAGGATGTATTGTACAAGAATATGTGATTCATCCACAGATGGTGAAATAGGACTTGCAGATGCATCACCCTTAATAACACTTACCACACCTGCTTCATCCACTACAATAGCATCTAACCTATTATCAATAGGGTCAGAAGCATCTAATGTAACCTGTGTAGCATTTGTAGTTTTATCCCCGTTAAAATAGTACTCTAATGTAGTAACATCATACACAAGTCCAGTTCCTGACCATGATGCACCACCTGTTTTTAAGAATGGTGGTATATATGATGAACCACCACCACCTCCACTAAATGAAGATCCATCTGCAGTATATATTTTTCCTTCTTTGCTTTGTAGTAAAATATTAAAGTCTTCTACATCAATAGAATTTTTTAATTTGTACAATCCTTTTTTAGGTAAAGGAAGAGCCTTAATTAATTTATTTATTTGATCTATTTTATCTGGCATTGTATTTTATTTAAGGTTTTTTATAAATAGTTCTATCTCCTGTAACAGTATATAATTTTCCACTTTCTAAAGAAGAAGCATCTGCTGCAGCATCATCTGCATATTCAGGTATACTTGTTATTAACAATAAAGTTCCTAAGTTATCATATAATTTAACCATCTCAATATAGAGTTCATCTAATTGTTCTAGTTCTTTAGATTGATATTGTCGTCTTTGATTTAACATCTTAATTAAATTTTTGATTTATTTTTTTCATTTGTTTTACAAGCTTCATAAGCATTGTAACTTTATCACTTGTATTAGTAGTTCTCATTATAATAGTTTTTTAAATTTACGAATATCAGTACAACAATTTTTACACTTAGTTTTTAGAAAATTTAACAATATTACTATATCATCTTTATCTAAGCATTCTAACTCTTCAATATTTTGACATAAAAGAGTTTCAAATACTAAAGATATTTCTGCTAATTTTAAAAATTTATCAGAATAACAATTATTTCCTATTTCATCTAAAGCTTTTAATTCTTGAGCTTTAGTTGCTATACAACATTGAAATTCAAATAGTATATCTATATATTCTTGTCTTAAACTCATTATGCTATTTTTTGTACAACGATAACAGTTACATAAGCGTTAGTTACATCAACTGGATCTGGAGTAGATTGAAGTTCATCTTGATCATTTATATTGTTTGTCCCATCTCCTGTATTCGCCATATTTATATAATGTCCATTATCTCCATCTCTTTGAGAACTTCCTAACTCTCCCCCAGGATGTGATACATCATAATTACCTATTGGGGCTTGTATAACTTTCCAAGCGTTAATATCTCTAGCATCTGTATATTGCGGACTAAAAAAAGTATATTTATGTCTGTGTGGAGGAAGATTTGTAATATCTATAGATTTAGTATCAGAACCTGCTTTAAATCCAGCAACATCATTTCCTGCACCATCAGCATAATCAAACCCTCTAAGATTTCTTAATCTAAAATCATCAACACCATTTGCTAAATTACCATTACAAATAGCCCATTTTGCCCATTTAGTTCCCGTAATTCCTTTACCTGCTGTTATACCTGTTGTTGTAAAATCACCAAGATTAGAATTAGAAAGTAATAGTTTTGTACCAATTGGTAAACCTATATCCCAATATTCATCTGAAGATAATAAAGTTATTAAAGTATTCTCAACAGTAGTTTCAATTGCTTCTGTTGTAAGTGCACCAATAACATTAACATAAACATTTGCACTTGATGTATCTGAATCAGCATCAGTTATGGTATAAGGAATAACTGCAGTTCCTACAAAGTTTGTTGCAGGTGTAAATATAATAGTGTTCCCACTTACTGTTGCTGTACCATTTACAACTGTACCTAAAGTAATAGTTACAGTTGGAAAAAATAAATCATTCGTGATAGGGTTTATATTTAAAACAGTATTCTTATCTGTAAAAACATAATCATCTGTAGCTGAAATCGCATTAGTTGTTACTTGATGTACTGCGCAAAAAGCATCAATGAAATCTTGAGTGATTTCATCATTTGTTGCATCTCCTTCTGTTATACCATTAGATACCCAGCATGATAAGTCATAGTCACCCCAATCTAAAACACCATTAGTACCATTAGTACCAGCGTTTCCTTGAGGACCTTGAGGACCAGTAGCACCAGTATTACCTTTAGAAGTAGTTATTAAACTACCACATGAACAAGAAGAGTTATTATTACAAGTACACATATTTAACAAGATTTACATTTATAATTAATTAATTTATCTTCTAACCAAGCTAGAAGTTTATCTGCTTCTGAAGTATTTTTACAAATTATTGCAGCACAAAGAGCTTGAAATAATATAGATGCTTCTAAAGCTAATTTTAATTTTTCATCTTTACAACTTGTACAACCATCTTCTAATGCAAGATCTCGTATAAGTTGTTCTTTTTTACATTTAATATTACAAACATTATATACAAAGTCTTCTATAACATATTCTTCATCTTCAATTACATAAGTTACTAATACTCTATATTCTCCATCAGGAAATGTAGTAGTAGTTGTAAATTCATTTGAATCTGTATATTCAGCACTTGTAAAAGAATCTACAACAACATCTTCAGCATCATATAATATAATTGATGTAGATTTCGCAGAGATTCCACCTATCATATAATAGTTACTTCCTGTTATTCCAGGACCATATTTTCCAGAAATTAAAGTAAGGAAATTTTCAGTATCTAATATAGTAAAACTAGTATTATCATTATAACGAGCTGTATTAACAGTTGTATAAAAAGCTATCATATTAGTACCACCAGATACACATTCTATTTCGGTAATGTTTACTGCAGCGAGCTGAGTTTGCATTTCAGAAATCATATTATCTACAGTATCTCCAACAGTAGATCCAATTGGTGTTTGTCCTGGATTAGGACCAAAGTTCCATTGTAAAGACCATATTGTTCCTGTTGGTCCTTTTACCTTAACATATATATTATCATTAAGTTGTGGTTGATCAGTAACTTCTATAATAGCACTTGCTTCTGCAGGTGTACCATTAGTTAAATCTAAACCATCCCAATCAGAAGTATCTGTAATAGTAAATTTATTACAGCTACATTGTTTTATACATATTGAATTTGTTATAGCCATTATCTATTTTCATTTATATATTCTTCTATATTGACTGAAACAGGTAATATTACAACAGTTGCTATATTACTTTCAAAACCTTCATTATTTGCACATTTACCTACTACTTTATAAGTAAACTCTTCAGGTTCATCAATATTACCTACTTGAGATTCTCCAGCAGGTTTTGTTAATTTAATAATAGGATAAGGATAAAATTGTGAAGTAAAAGATTCTACAGTTCTATCACCTGCTAAATTAGAATCATCAACTATCTGAATTTCTAACTCTTGTAAACCTTGTAAATTTATAATATCGTTTGCTAATATATCTAAAAATTGATATTCTAAACCATTGTTTTGAAATTTAAAAACATCATTATTTACTATAGCAGAACAAAAAGGAGTTTCAGATTCACAATTACAAGGAACATTTAAAGCATTGTTGTCCATTTGTTCCTGAATCCATTCTTTTAAAGGAATAGAATTATTAGGTCTTTGTGTTGGACCTGGATTACGACTGTTTCCTCTAGTACTAATACGAGCATCATCCCTAACAGTTCTTTTTTCTGTTAATCTGAGATTACCTTGTAAATAAATATTGTCAGGATATAAGTTTGGCATTATATTAAAGATTCTATATAGTCTTTTAAATTGATACTATTCTTCATATTAAATGTAAAATACTCTCCTTTATAACTTGTATTATTAGAATCAAGTTTTTGGATTTTATTTAAAATAATATTTTTTGAAATGTGAATTGGTTTAATAGAAGAATAACTTGTATTAAGAAGATTAATATAAGTTCTTATTGAGAATCTTAAAGATTGATTTGAGAAAGTTACTTGATATTCAGGTAAGTTAAATTGTTTCTTTAATACATAATAATCTGGTAAAGACTTAGTAGAAAGACTTGCGTCTACTCTAGATTTTATTTTAGCATAATAATCTTTTAAGTCTATTGTATTATGTAGTTTTTGTAAAACCTCATAATTTTTAGATTCTCTGTTAATTTTAAGCTGTTCTGATGTTACTAATTTCATTTATTATTTTTTATAAAACAAAAAATAGACTCCCTATATTTCAAGGGAGTCTTTTTTATTTATTTATTATCCTAGAATACTTACAACTGGACCATCTGTGGAATTAATCCAAGGTAGTAAAACAGTTGTTGCTAAGGATACTGCACCTGAATCAGGAGTCAATACACCATTAGAATCTGCATTAGGAATTAAAATTATTGCTTTAAAAGGTTTAACAATACTGTCTGTACCTATCAAATCAGCATGATAATGTTCAACAATAACTGCATCATAGTAAACACTTTCGTCAACTGGAATTGGATATTCAATTCTCATTTCTTCAAAACCTCTGTAAGCAGAGTATTTTCTCTGACCTGCAGTATCTTTGTAGAACATTTTCCATTGACGACCTGTACCATCTCCTTCGTATGCATATTGTACACGAGAATTTTTAACAGTGTTGAAATTAAATCCATCAAATAAACCTACATCTATTCTTGATTTAACTTGTTTCACACGATCTTCATAAACAATATCTCTATCTAAAGCTACAATCAACATTGCATCAGCTTTTCCTGAAACTACAGTAGCAGCAGTTAAGTTACCTGATCCGCTAACAGTTACGTTAGTTAGAGTATCAGACAAAACAGCAGCAGTGCTTGCACGAAGATTGATTGTCAAACCTGCACCAGCTTGTGCACGAACACCTTCTGGTTGAGCAACAGTAGCTGCAGCATATTGAGTACCAGCACCTGCAGGATCTAAATTAATAGCTGCTATAATGTTATCTAATGTTGCAGAAGCAGATCCTCCAATTTTAATATTACCATTAACGTTTGTCAAAGAAGATTGTAAAGTATAAACCTTACTTCCGATTGTCAAAGTTTCTGTATTACTAGGTTGACCAGTTGCTGTAATAACACCTGCAAAACCTGCGCTAATTGTATTACCTGCAGGATCTAACAATGAAGTACCAGCAGCACCAGTACCAGAGTTTGTCAAATCAATTGGGATAATAGTAGCTTCTGCAGGAAAACTAGAGTTAATAAAGCTAGAAATCATAGATTGAGAAAATTTAAGACTTCTCAAACCAATTGAAGTATTGATAACTGGAACAGATGTTCCTGCTACAACAGTTCTAGGATTAATACCATAAGTACCTGTAGTATCTACTGCAAATGCAATAACTGGTTTTTTAGGTGCAAAACCTTTTGTGAATTGCAGAGCATTTGAATTCTTGTTAATTACATATGCTAAATTTTGCAAAATATCATCTGTTGCCTGAGCAGTTGTATAACTCAATGCTGTGTAATCTTTACTTACATAACTAGGAGTCATGGAAATAGGGTGAGTACCAGAATATACTTCATCAAACTGACGACCAAAGAATGAAATCTTCAAAGCATAAGTAGTTTCATCAGCTACGTTAACTGCAGATGCAGAACCAACTGTGTTACCAATTTGCCAAGTATCAAACGTTGGACGTTTAGCAGCTTTATAAGTATAGATAATTTTGTTGTTACCTACAATCGGTTCTGATTTCTCATATGGTTTTGTTGGCAAAGGATTGCGTTCTACATAAGTTGGATCAGAAGCTGCAGCAGTACCTTGAACGATATAAATTTCAGGAGCAGCAGTTACAGTGTCAGAAGCAGCAATGGTTGCATTAGATGCGCGAGTACCATAACCACCATGACTTAATATTTTAATTTCTCCGTCTACTAGATCTACATACCCTGTAGCGGAATTTGTCAACGCCTCTCCACCAGCATGAGCAGTTGTTACACCTGGTTTAGCCACGAATATTTGTTCGATAGGGCGTTTGTTGTCTTTTGTTCGATTCATTTTTTAATTTGTTTTATTAATTTTTATTCATTTGTTAATAATTTCTGTTGTTTTAATTGAGCGAAATTAGGATTCTCAATAATTCGTGAACACTCTGCAACAGCTAAATCTACTATTTCTGAATGTGTATGTTCAGGTAAATCACATTCAACTATTGGTTGTCCAACTGTGTATTGACCATCAAGACTATTGTACGTTCCTATCCAGACTTTGTTTGGCTTTTTGATATACTCTGGGTAAATTTTTCTAATTTCAAAATTATCTGTATATACATATATACTACCCTTTTTATCAGATGTTTCATCAGATCTAGCTTCAACAGCTAAAGCTTCCCCCCATGTAAAATTAGGTTTATAAAATTCATCTTCTAAAGCTATACTTAAATCATCGTGTTGTACTTGTTTAATAGTGATAGTTTTAACACATTCACCACTTCCAGCTTCACCAGTTAATCTAGTTAAAAACCAATATGGATAAGCAAAATCAGAAATTCTAAACTCGTAAACATCGCCCTGGTGTCGAACAGGAACAACACCAGGCTGTTGAGCTGAAGGCGACTTTATTTGTAGAGTTCTTAAATCATCTGTTCTTTTCTGAATTGATTCAAAGCCTGCTTTCTTTGAATTGTTTATTCCATATCGTTGTTTAACAAATAACCCAATGGCTTCATTAAATATCCAATCTTTCTCTGCAGGTGTGAAATTGCGTTTTGAAAGACTGTCCACTTTGTCGATTTTAATATTAAAATCATAGTGCCATTCAAGTAAATTCATTATCTAACTAATTTAGCTTTTAATTGTTTCTCAAGTTCATCTCTTTCAGGTTGTTTTTTCGGATCAAGTAAGAAGTCAATTGCTTCTGCTTTTCTCTGACCTAAAACAATCTGTTTAGAAATCCATGTATAAGTTCCTCGATTATCTGTAACAATTCTATAGTTTACTAAATCTCCTAATAAAACCATTGCTTCCAATTCGTTTCTTCCTTCTACGGAGTTAACTAATTTATAAACTTCTAAAAAGTTTGTTAAATTTTCATCTTTGGATTTTAACCCTTCTTCTAAATAAGTATCTAACAATAGATAGATTTGTTCATCAGGCATTGTTGTTGCATCACCTTTAATTAATTCTAATGCTTTACTTGCTTTTCTTTGGTAAGAAGGTGTAAATTTAGAATCATTTAATTTAGTAGTGCAATCATTGTACAATTTCTTTTTGCTAAATTTCTCTTGAATAGATTCATTTTTATCAGAAATGTAAAAATCTGCTTTTGGTTTTTGAGAACGATCTTCAGGTTTATTTGAAGAAGAAACTTTTGGACTGGCTTTTAACATATAGTATGCAATTTCATCCATTGGTTTAGATAGGTCTAAAACAGTTGTTCCATCATTTAAACTAAATTTAAATTTTTGAAAGAATGTAAGACTTTCATCTTTAAACCCATCACCTGGTCTCCATGCTCTATTTGTATAAAATCCTTTTGGTCTACCATGTTTGATTTCCAGTAATTCCTGTAATGAGACTTTTTCTTGCTCTTTTACATAGGAGAAGTCATTGGGAACATCTCTGTTAGACTTAAAGTAAGGATTGTTTACCATTTCGTCAAGACCCGTTAAGAGCGCCCCAGTTTTCACTGAGTACATCGCTCTTAGGGTATCTTTACATCGTCCGATTTTCGTCCGATTCATTTTCTTTCCTGAATTCCTATCTCGAAATTCAGAAACTTTTGTTGCAGTTTCTCTTGGTATACTTTTAATAGTAACTTGAGTTGATTCAATGTTAATCATAATTTTTTTCCTGTTTAATAATTTTAATAATCAAAATCTAAGATAAGCTCACCACCACGAGTAGGGTCAGTCATATGTATAGAACCTGTACCTGATATAAAGTAGGTAACACTTCTATCCATAGTTGCAACAGCTCCACCTTGAACTGGTTTACCATCTTTACCTATAATACCTGAATGATATCCATAAGTAAATGTATCTTTTTCTTTAATAACTTTAATGTTATCAGCACCATCTTTAGTACCAAAGTCAATTACTGTCATTCTCCAAGAGTCAATTGGTTTGTCAGTATGAATTGGGTGCATTTTTTTACAATACTTACGTGAATCATACAGAGGATTTTTTACGACCGTAACGTCTAATCCTTCTGGACCACGATAGTGAGTAAATTGAGCACCGTAAGACAACTGTCTTGGATCAGTACCAGAAATATAGTGTGTATCAACAGTTAAGAAAGAACTTGCAGAAGATGCTAACAAATCATGGAACATGATAGAACCCATTGTACCAGTCATCAATGTAACTTTTCTGTTATTCTCATCTTCACGAGAGAAGAAAATGTCCATTAAATATTCTTTCAACATTTGTTCTGTCAAAGGACCATTGTAGTATTCTACCCAACCATCTTTCAGCAATTGACGAAGACCTGGAGCCTGACGTTTGATGTAACCATCTGGACCATTACCAGTGTATTTTTCACCATACCACCATTGAGCTTCCATTGACATATAGAAGTCATTATCCATTTTAGCCTGAGCCATAGGAATAAATTTCTCTACTTTCTTACCTTTATAAGTAAAAGGAATACCAAAGCGCCCATCTCTTCGGAATGCTTTATCAGTAACAGTCATCTTTTGAGCAAATCCACCAATTTGGGATTCAAGTTGGAAAGATCCTCTGTAAGATTGTGTACCATAGTCAGTATTCATCTCAGATTGAACAGTTGTCCAAACTTTGCTAAATTCTTTACCTGCATCTAACAATTCCAAAGGAATAAATTTAGAATAATCATCTGTTTCTAATGCACAAAGATAAACATAACCAGTACCATCTTGGAAAGGACCTTCCACAATTTGAACAGGATAATCATTATCTTCACCAAAGATAACATCTGGACGAGAGAACCAATCTTCATCCAATTTGATTTTAAAAGTTGTCTTATTAAGACCTGGAGTAACATTACCAGCAGCTCTTTCTAAGTTCTCAACAGAGCGTAAGCATTTGTCTTCTGAACCTTCAAGATACCAACGATAAATATCTGTTTCAATTTCCAAAGTTTTACCTTTGGCTACAGTCATACCAAGTAAAGGTTTACCATTAAACCTGTCAGTTGAGCTGTAAATTTGTGCTAGCGTTTGTTCCAACACCTGAGGTTTGTCAGTGTCGTAAGCAGCGGCTAGGTGATCTGAGTCGGTGAAATTTCCACCTTTCATACCATCATAACTTTTTATAGTTAAAAAAGGTAATTGTGCCATTTTTTAAAATTGTTTTATATTAATTAATTGGTTTATTAAATAAGCGACATTGATGCTTTTGATAAATCAAAGTCGTTTTGTGTTTGTGAATTTCTTCCACTAACTTTTGATTTAGTGTTAGAATTTTTAAAATCTCTAATTGATTTCTTTACTTTTTCAGTAGCTTTAGATTCTTCTTTTTTGAGCATAGAACTAAAATCGAAATCATTTAAAAGAATATCAGAAAGAACCATATACTTTTCAGGATCATTAAGAGCATCACTTAATCTCTTATTTATCTCTGTAGTAATATTACCATCTGGTAATTTAATTGGTTTATAGGTAGCATTAAAAATTCTATCTTTATTTGATTCATTTATAATGTAACCCTTGTAACCATTAGATTCTTTCAACTTGTTTTTTAAAAGATTTTGAGAGTCTTTATAATCTTGTTCTTCTCTTTCTCTTTTTTTAGCAATTGCTTCAGTTTCTTTTTGAATAGTTTTTTGTTCTTCCTTCTTTAGATATTTAGTAGCGACATTCAATTCTCTTTCAATTTTAATATCGTTACCTATTAAATCTTCTAAAATTCCTTCTATATCAGAATCATCATAATCCTTTGCTTTATAGAATTCTTTTATAACATTTAACTTATCATCTTCAGATAATTTTTCAATATCTAAACTTTCATAAGAATCTATTTTTAAAACTGATTCTTTTACTTTGATAAGGTCTAAACCTTCTTTAGAAGTAAGATAATTAATAGCTTCTTGAAAAGCTAATTGATTACGAAATTTTTCTGAATCTTCAAAAGCTTGTTTTAAACCTTCTTCTGTATCTTCATATTCATAATCATCTGGTAAAAGTAATTTACCTTCATCTAACAACTGAGCCATGATTTTGTCAATAGAAGAAGGTTCTTCTATTTCTTTTTCTTTATTTTCAGACTCATCAGTATTATCTTCAGAATCATCAGTATCATTATCAGCAGAGTTATCATCTGTGTCTTCTACACCATCAGCATCATCATCTTCTTCTTTTTCTTTTGAAGTGAGTTTTTCTTTTTCCTCCTCTTCTTTAAAATTTTCACCAGGATTAAAAGAATCTTCATCTTCTATCGTAAACATAGTTAATTCAAATCCTGTATCCTGTTCCTTGTAATTTTCTTTTCCTGTTTCCATAATTGAGTACAAATTTAGTTAATTAATAGTTATTTTTAAAATTGATTTATATCTTTGTGCCTAATCTATAGCTTTATCTGGTTTACTTATTTTTTAAAACCCCCATTTATATCCTAAATAAGTATATTTATTGTTTTTGTTTACCAATATATTTTTTATTATTAACAAGATTTACAGTTTGATATATTATTCCCATTATTTACTTTTTGGTTTAGGTCTTGATTTTGCAATTATTTTTTTAGCTTGTATATCAGCCATTTTAACTTTTCTATCTTTTTCAGATTCAGATTTTTCATGATCTAATTTTTTATTTTCTATTTGTTTATTAGTTTCTAGTTTTTTATATTCTAAATTTGTTTTTATTAAAAGCTCTCTTTCTTTCATTTGTGCTTCTAAAAAATCAGGTTCACCATTACTATTTGCATCTAAAGTATCTTGAAATTTATAAACATCCATTGCTTTTAATTCTTTTTCGTGTTCATATTTTTTATCTTGCATTTCAAATAAAAATGCTTGTTCATCTTCTTTAGCATCCAAAGCCATTTGAACTTGTTTCTCTTGAGATTGTTGTTGAGATTGTTGCATTGCTTCTTCACGTTTCTCACGTTTTTTCTTAGAAGCTTTTAATTCTCTTTTCAATTCAGACATTGAATCTGCATTTAATATTTGAACCAAGTCATCAATATCAATCTTATCATTTTGTAATAATGGTTGAGATAATGCTCTAAGTTCTTCAAACACTCTATAATCTCTAGAGTTATCAGATACGAATATACCAAAAGAAGCATTTTGAAATAACTCTTCATCTACTTCAAGAATTTTACGAGATCCATCATTAAGGACAAATTGGGTTATTAAAGGTTTTTTTGTATATGCAACTTGTGCAGTTTCTATCAATCCTGTTTTAATTTCTCTCCATAAATTATCATGAACCATAAATAAAGGTTCTGTAATATGAGAAGATTGTATAATATTTTGTTGTGCATTAGTAACAGCTTCATATGCTGCAGTACCACCTTCTCTTTGTTTTGTTACACCTGCTGCTTCACCTATTTGTTCATCAAAATAAGCTAAGACTTGTGCAAAATTTATAATATTTTGAATATTAGATACATTAAAAGTATCTATACCTGGTCTTGTAGAAGCACCTGGTTGGTCACCACCTTGTAAACCGTTATAAACATAATATCCAGATTGTTCAAGAAAGTGTATAGTTTTTTCAATTGGAAATCTTGGGTCTAATCTGGAAGAGTCAATACCAATTAATTGTCCTTTATCTTTAGCAATTAAAGTTTTAAATCTATCCATTGCTATTAAGAATAAATACTGATAAGGTTTCATTCTATCCATAGTTGATTGAGATGTAGCATTCATATTGTTATACACCACACCATAGTAACCTAATTTAACTTTGAAAGGGTTATCTAAAGAATAATGCTGATTAGATTTAGGTCCAATATTAACAAATACATCTGCATCAATTCTTGTAGCTTCCCATACTTCAGGAATCCATTCCCATTCTAATGATAAATTATCCCACTCATAAGCTGTATAAGGATTACCATTCTCATCTTTATATTCTACTTTTTTAGCATATTTTGGAGGAGTAAAAGATTCATCTACTTTTTGTAATTGATCTTCACCACTTTCATCTACATAAGATAAAAATCCTACTTTGCGTTGAGATACCCATTCTAAATGAATTACTTCTATATCATCGTAATAGCTAGGTCCATAAGAACCATACCTTGAGTAAAACAAATTATTTTTAGAATACTTATATTCATAAGTATCCATATCTCCATATTTCATAGAAGGTGAGATTAAATCATCTTTAGCACCATCTATTTTAGAAGAGTATCTTTCTTCTAATAAATCTTTTTGTGAATCTTTTAAATCATCAGCAAATATATCAAAGACATCTCCAATAGTCATGAATGTTCTATAGCCTGCATATAAACCATCTTGTATATATTTAACTTCAGGAGATTTATGATAAAATACTTTTAAAGGATTTAAAACATTGACCACAGGTTTACCATTAGTTATACCAACCCATGCATGTTCTTCACCTGATATATTACCATGTTTAAACCCATCATTCTTTTTCTCTTTAATCATTTGTTCATAATACAAATAATTAAGTAAATCACCAGCAAGTATTTCTTTTTGATCAAGATATGTCTCATCCATATACTTTTCAATTTGTTCAGGGTCCATAGCTTCATTCAGCATTTGTTGAACTTGTTGCTCTTTTTCCTGCATTGCAGCTTGATATTCTTCCTGAGATTTATATGATTCAGGTACAATTTCTGGGAATTGTTTTTCTATTTTTACTTTTTCAGCTTCAATAGCTGCTTGTATAGTTTGTCTATATAACTTATTTTTGTATTCTGTTTTAGATTTAACACCTTCAGCATTAACTAAAACTACTTTTTGATTATCTGGACGTTTATACTCTTCGCCTAATAAAACATTAATCTTATTGTATGTTTTATTATATGGTTTAATTTCATGTGCTATGGCTCCTATCTCTTTCTTTATACCTAAAGAATCACAATATTCTCTAAAGTCTTCTTGGTCTAATTGATTGTTAAATAACCTATAGTTTGACAGCATATTTTTTAAACGTCTGTGTTGCCAATGTTTTTCATCTAAGAAAGTCTGATCAGTTTTATCTGATTTGTTTTGACAATCATAACAGAAATCTTCTTCATGATAGCGAACAATTGAGTTTACAAATGTTTTCACTTTTGCAAAGTCATCTTCTTCTTTTTCTTTATATGATAATCGTTGTTTTGGAAAAAAACTTCTCATTTATATATTTTAATAAGTGTATAATAAATCTTCTTGATTTCTTTTTTTAAATAAATTCTCGTTTTCAAATAAAAATCCTAAAGGATCTTTTTCATCATCTTTTATATAAGGATTATGAATTTCTTCTAATCGAATAATACAACCAATTAATGCCATAACTCTGTCAAAGTTACCTTTTCTATTGTAAGATATTAATTCTTCTATTAAAGGTTTAGATGTTAAGTAATCAATATTAGTTAAATCTAATCCTGTTTTTTCATCAACTCCTCGTTTCTCTGATAACCAGTCATAAACATATTGTTCACCAATTTGTTTAAGTTTATCATTACCCATAGAATAACCAAACTTTCTACCTGCCATATTTGAACTTGGCATGTGTCTTTGTATAGTTACAAAAGGTGGAGGACAAAGTAAATCTAATCTTTTACGTTTAGTAAAAAAAGGTCTTACTTCACCTCTATCATTCTCAAAATTAATTTTAGCATTATAGTATATTGCAAGTTTCTCCAGGTTATAATTGTATTCTTCCATACCACCTGGATCAGGTCTTCCAACATATTCAGCAACAATTTCATCGTGTCCATATCCTTGTAAAGCTAATTTTTTTGTTTTTAATACATATGTTGCACCTAATGATTTACCACCATCTGAGTCAATACCCCAAGGGTCATGTCCAATAATATACAAATCATCAGGAATAGTTCCACTAAGTTCAACTGGGTGTTCATATATAATAATAGCACCTTCAGTATCAGTTTTATGGTTAGTAGGATATTCCATAATAGGTCTTAGTTTACCTTGAAGGTCTGGCTCCCACCATACTTTTCCTTCTTTATCTACTAATTGTCCTACCTGTCCTAAATATTTATAAGTATCATCAGATTTAAGTTTTGATAATCGTGCATATAATTCAGCAGTCTGAAATATATTACCTTCTGTTATCAAGAAAGCTTCTGATGGTGTTTTACATTTCTGAGTTAATAAAGCATTATAAGCTTTTTTATCTGAACCTCTTTTTGCTAATCTTTCTAAATCAAGATTCCACTCCGCCATCCATCGGTTGGCATTACCTTGTTCATCCATACCATCATAAAGAGTATCTTCTATAACAGCCTCACTACGTCTATACCACATTTCATCTACAAACCAACCACACTTTCCATTGATATCAGTTTTTTCATAAATATTATCATATTCAGCAAGACCATATTGTTTTGGATTATAAAACATATCTGAAAAGTCTTTAGTAGCTGAATTCATATCACCACCTGTACCAAAAATAATAGGAATACCAATCATTTTATCTCCATCTCTAAATAATGGCTCAGATATAGTATATGCCATTTTCAGGTTCTCAAATAAACCAGCTTCTTCGAATATCATTCGAGTTGCTGACTTACCTGCAGATTTAAACGCAGAGTTCTTAAAAGTCATAATCTTAATAGAAGATTTATAACCTTTAATAATCTCGATACCATTAGCATTCTTTTCTTTATAACCAGACTTGATTTCATCTTGTCTATCTATAACTCTAGCATGTCTAAATTCTGTATTCTCATTTAAAAAGTTACTCATCTCAAGTACCATGTTCATAGTTGCTTGTGCATGATCTGCTAAATAAGATGCTATAATAACATACGATTCTTTAAAGAATGTATACTTCCATAATGCTCCTGCAGCATTTTTAAAAGAGAATCCTTTTCTACGCGCCTTAGCACATATCATTCCTTTTTTATCTTTAGAAGTTAATCCATATTTCTGTGGGTTTTCATTTTTTTCAAGTTCTAAAAACCAGTAATAATCCATAGAACAAAAATCAGGAAAGTCAAGCTTTTTTACTTCCTCTCCCGTATTCTTATCTATATTATACTTCATAATTCGAGTAAAATTTAGATAAAAATAATGTTCCCCTGTGATTTTTATACCACAAGGGGTTCCATTAATTTCAGGTTCATATCCTTCTAAACATCGTCTTTTTTGTACTGACCAATACTCGTTGTATTGTACAGTACCTTCTATTGCATTTGTATAGGTAGGAGTTAAGTGAGTTCCTTCACATGCTTTTACAGAACGATTATATTCATTGGCAGCAGGTGAAAAGACAGAACTATCTTTAAATTTAAGATATTTCCATTGAGTATTACGCACAGGGTTCTTCAAAGACATTTCGGAAACACTCTTCCTTACTGACTTTGGTATATCCTGTAGAATTAAATCTTCAGTCCATTCTATTGCTACCTGTTCGTTAATCATTTAATATATTGGAAGGTCTTACTCCACCTTTTATTTTTCTAGTTGTTTCTAATTCTTTCTCTGAAATCTCTTTCAATTTCATATACGATTGTGCATACTTTTCGTACTTCTCTATTGTTGCACCTATTTGAGTCATTTCACGTGCATCTGCCGCATCCATTTTCTCAAGTGTTTTATTAAGTTTATCTAATGCAATTGATATTGATTGAAACGCTCTTGTAATAGGAGTTTCAATTAATCTTTTATACTTTTCAATAGCATTTTGTACTTCCTTAGAAGGTTTCCATTTCTTATCCGCAATATAGTCATCTATAATAGTTTGTTCTCTCATAGATGCATCTAACTTAGCATAAACAGATTTAGGTTCAGACATATGATATATGTAAATCAATTCCTGTGTAGCCTTATGTTTATCTTGTGATTTATCGTTATCCCAGATAGTTTTCATTTCAGGTATAAATAAACCTTCAGGAGTTATTCTTGGTATGTTATTTATTATTGTGAACATCTCTTGTTATTAATTGAAGTCTATCTAATTCTATTTGAAGGTTTAATGTTTCTTTGTAATGAGGTCCACTATTACCATAATTAATAGGTTCTGCCCGCAAAGATAAAATTCTTTGAACACCATTATCTTTTATACTTAATTTAAACTTATCATATTTAAAATAGAATTCAATTTCTTCTTCGCCCAAATCTTCTATATATAAATTAGTTTCTTGATTAATTTTTTTGTGCTCCTGTTTATTAATTTTTACCATCTAAGTCTATTACTATATTATTTATTTTCTTATACTCTTCCCATTTCTCTTTGTTCATTAAATTAGGATATCTTTTTCCATCACATGCTTTGTCTGCAAACCATTTATTAGGTACAGGACAAGTACATGCTTGACAGTGTCCCATTTTTTCACAATCTTTACATAAAGAAGCTCTGTAAAAAATTTGTTCTTGATTGTGTAAAGAAGTTTTTAAAAAAGGTATTCCAAATTTATTTCCTAACTTATTGGCAAACATTCTTGAGTTGCCTTGAAAAAATTGTTTAATGTTGTTTAACGTAATCTCCGCCATTATATAATTTTAATATTTTATTTGATAAGTTTTCTTGTATGTTTGTATAAAATTCTTCAGAGTCTGTTGAATAAACAGATCCAATATAATTACCTATTCCATAAACAAGATGTTGCATTTCATGATTAAATAAAGTTATATCTTCAAATTTTTTAGAATTAAAATCTTTTATAATGATGAGTTGTATTGGACCTGATTCTATTGAGTATCCTCTATCTTCATCTAAATTTAATTCATCTATTTTTTTATTAAACTTAATGAACGTGTTAATGTTTTTATATTTGCTTGAAGAAAATCGTATATGTCTGATTTATCTTTTTCTTTAAAATTAAAGAAAATCATTACACTTGAAGGTAATAAATCTAAATCAAAATATACTATTTTTCTTTTCTTCATTTAGGTATAAATTTTGTTACAATAAATAAAACAAACACTACAAATAATATACATAGTGCTATAATAAAGTTCAATATTTTATTTATAAGTTTGATGTAGCGGGAACTGGATTTGCACCAGTGATCTTAGCCTTATGAGGACCACGAGATAACTTCTTCTCTATCCCGCTATATAAATACCCACTATATTTCAAGTGGGTATGTTTTTAAATTTCTTGAGGAATACTAATTGTATCTCCTTTCTTAATTCCTTGAGATTTCAAAGTAGGATTGTTTTTCAAATCTTCTTTTGTAATTTCATCTACAATTTCAGCATAGTTTGTACCTATAGCATAATTGTAAAAATCTTGAGCTGCTTCTAATACTCTTTCAGGTTGTAAGTGAAAAGTCTGAGCTGCTAATGATAAGCAACTTAATCTAAGTTGAATGTCGTGTTGTTCTTGTTGTGTCATTTTCCTGTTTGTTATTTTTATTTAGGTAATACAATATTTTCTACTATAAATTCAGGTATAGTAAAATAATTTTCAAATTCATTATTTACATTATCCTTATGTAACCATCTTTGCATTCTACCTGGATTAAATGCTACTGGATCTAAATCTACAACCATTCCTGGTCGAATACTATTTTTTACTCCTTCTGAACATCCTTCAGACACTTGAATAACTACAGCACGATCTTGATACTGCATGTTTTCAGAAAGTTGTACTTTCTTTTTCTTCATTTCTGATTCAGAAAGAATCTCTTGAGTTCTACCACCAGTCCAGATACCATCTGTATTATACATTTTTAATCTAAACATTCTTACTAAAAGTTTAGGTCCAATAAGAACTATTCGTTTAGTGATTTCATCTGCTGAATCAAATAATGCTTCATTATACTTATCTACTTTTTCATTCTCAATGATACCTTTATCCAAAGAATTGATTAAAACGGCATTTGTTTCATCAATAAAAATCTTTTTATCAGGTAAAATAAGATCATTTACTTGTAAGGTTACTTCACCTTCTTTTGTTAATCTTGTTGTTGTTGGACCTAATTTATTAGGTATTGTTTTTTCTAAGTTTACTGTTTTACCATCAACTTTACTGTTTTGTGCCATAAAATCCTATTTGTTTTTTATTTCCTAAAACTACTTCTTTTAATTTTTCGTAGCTTTCTTTAACCACTACTTCACCATAATCGTTGTGTCGTAGTGTGGTATAGTTCTTTTTCTTAACTCCATTATCATTATAATATTCCTGGAAATCATGAATCTTATCTAAACTACACAACCATTTAATTTTAAAATTCTTTTTAACTGGATAATGTATAATTATACTTTCTATTTCATTATCCTCGTTTAAATATTCTTCTTCAACATGCTTCATAAGATCTACTACTTTTACAAATTCATAACCATTAGTCATTTTCAGTTCGTTTTAAAGCTTCATTTCTTAAAACCCAAAGTTTAGAAACTCTTTCAGTTATTTCTTCTTTTGTTAAAGGTCCTCTTCTGTATTTGTAAAGTTCTTTTCTTATTTGCCTATTTGTCTTCTTCAAGGATGGACAAAATGTACCAAAATTATGTATCAGAATTGTACCTGGTAATCTTTCTTTCATATGATTTGCAATATATGCAAAAACATGTGATTCTATTTTAGATACTGTTTCAGGTGTAACATTATGTATTTCTGCAATCTTATCATACAAACTTGATATGTTCTTCATAATTATCTATGACACTTATCTCATAACCATGATATTGATTTAGAGAAGATTCTTCAGATAATCCTATCTCATACTTTAATTGAATATAAGAAGCTCTATCTAATATTAGATTTTCTGCTGCACCTATTTTCTTAGATGCATTTCTATTTAACATTTCTTTTTCTTCTAAATCAATTTTGTCGAGTATGTTATAAAACTCAGTCATTTACTTTAAATTTAAAATTTAATTCTAATTCTTTTATTTCTAAAAGCTTATTAAGCATTTTATTTAAAGAATATATTCCATCAGAGTCTTTCTCTATATATCCTTTTTTTCTTATATCTTGAAGATATCTATCTAAGTTTGGTTTATTCATTCCTATCACATTACATACTTTTTTCTTAGCAAGATGACTAAAACGATTGTACTTAAATTTATCTTCAGTTAACTTCATGAATTCAAGAACTACTTTTCTTTCTCCATCAGTCAACCTTTTTTCTTTTGGGTAGTTAGCACCTAACATAATAAGAAATGTATTAAACATGTCTTCTCTCGTTAACTGTCTTTCTATTACTGCTCCTGTTTTCATTATGTTGCAAATATACGTCTTTTATTTTTAATAGGTAAACAGATTAAATAAGAATTATTTAATTCTTTTATATCCTTTTGGAATCTTAACTGCATTTCTTTTATGCGCTTTATAGGTAACAATTAAAATATCTACTCCATTTGTGTATTTTATTCCTGTAAACATATTAATCCATTTTATAGTCTTGTGGAATTTGTTGATACTGTTTCCTATTAAGTAAAACACTCTCGTGTTTAAGATTAAGGATTAATCTATCTTCTGTTTCTTTAATTATCACATCTTTTCCTATTTCAAGTTCAATCTGTACTATTGGCATAGTACCACTTGCCCAAGTATGATATGGTATGTTTATTAATACTGTTTTCATTCTGCTATAAACATTTTTTTAGCCTTATCACTAAGTGCTTTTATTTTATATTCTAACATTCCATCTTTACCTATAATAGGGTCACCTATAAATTCAATGTCATGTCCTATAATCAATCCTCCTTCAAAAGGATCAAATTCAACAACCCCTTTTTGGTCTAACTTTAAATTAAAGCTAGTATGGGCAACTCCTGGATTATCTTTCTTTTCCAGATCTGTGTAAATTTCTTTCATCTTTTATCTATTTTATATACCAATCCCCTTACAGACTTTTGTCTGTTTGAGATTATATCACTATAATCCAATTTAACTTTAGAATTTCATTTAAGCTGTACGTCAGTAGTTCACTACTTACACCCACTTGGTTACTTAATCTCCCTGTACTCAGGACACAATACTTATATGTTATGCACCAACCTTAAACTTATATCTTATAAGCCAGTTTTACAATTCTGGGAGAAAACTCTATCTTTATATAAGACTACAACCCCAGGTCTACCTCCATAAGTTGCTGGTTCTTTTAACAGTTCTCTTATGGACGATGATTCTATTCAGTTTGAATATCCTCAATTGCAATGCAAAGATACATAAAAAAAGCTGAAATTACAAATTAGACAAGTTAAATTATTGTTAATAATAAAGGAAAATTATTTAATATTGGATAACTATGGCTTTTTCTGGTTTATTTTTATAAAAAATTTTTTATATTTTTTTAAAATTTTGTGTATATTCAGACTTGGGTACCACCACAAAGATAACCCCCTTATAAACTTGCACTGCAAGACAGGGGGGATACGATAGTATTATAAATAAATTGAGTGCAAAAATCATTAAAATTTTAACAATCACATTATAAATCTAATTCATTATGAACGGAGAAAATAATAACATCGAACCAGTTTTACCAACTGAGGAAAAAAAGGTAAACAGATTAAGTTCAACTGAAGTAACAAAAGCAGAGGTTTTTACCTTTGATAAAAATGTAACAGAAGAGGAGTTTAACGCATTATTTCCTACAAATGTAGAAGGTATGCGTTTTAATGGTCAATCAACTACTAATAGTTTATTAGCAGATGATAGCGAAGCATTTGAAATTTGGGTTGATGATAAAGTCACTATTGCACATAAACAGCAAAAAGTAACTGTATTAACAGAGGGACAAAAAGCCTTCTCATCACCCACCACAGGAAACAAAATGGCTGTACATTGTTTGCAGAAAGGTATAAAAACAACTGCAAATATTCTTATTACACCTGAAAATAGAAGTGATGTTTTTACACTGATTAAGTCAGGCAAAGGAAAGGCAATTACTACAAATTGGGGAGAAAAATTACTCAATAAAAAAGGTGAAAGAATTGCTAAATTGGAAATTTTACCTTATTCAACTGCAACATCTAAAGGTGCTGTAATTGAAGAAAGAGCAGAAGCTGTAAAATAGCAAAATCGTATCCTCTCTGTTAATTATTTTTGATAAATATTACCTCACAGCGCAATGACAATTATTATTCTTTTATTATTAATATATAAAGCATCACAGCATGATAGTAAGTGATAAAGATTTGGTGACCTCTATGGTGAGCCCAGGAGAACACACTGTAAATATGCATATATTACAAGGTAAGCCTATAATTCATTGAGTTTCAGTGAGTTATAGGTGATATTTTCATTCTTTATAAGGTATTTCTCAGTCTTTCGAGTATCAATAACCTCATATCACATCAAATCCAATAAACACAAAAAACAATATCGAACACCAACATATAGCCAAAACTAATTATTAACCATAAATCAAATCAAATGAACAATAACTTTAATGATAAATATGGATGCTTATTATTTATTGCATCAGTCTATCTCTTTTATAATAATTGGTCAATAACATTAGGCTCAATTAGTTATTTATTATGTATAATAGGAATATTTGCATTATGGGTATATAAAGACTCAAATAAAATAGATTAATCACTCTCTAAAAACAAAACAATGAAAACAGAAGACATCACCTTTGTATTCAAAGTATTACACTCTTTAAAAAACAATCAAGGATTAGTTATGGATAGTAACGAACAATCTATTGCTGTTATTAAAAGAGAAGACAAACGAGGAATATATTATAGTATTAATGACACTATCAATAATGTTCCACAAAAAGTTAATCATAATGAATGTGCAATGACATTATTATTAACTAATCAAGATAGATTTAAATATCCTGTTTATAATAGTAAAATTAGCGATTTCAAATAACTTTAGAGAGTCTGCCTAAGATAATAGCCTATAGGGTGAAAAAAATACTGAATGTATATATTATATGGCTAGGGAAATAATCACAATTTTGTGTGCATCCTAATATAATTGAAGTTTAATGTCTTGAAAGCAGGTATATAATTTATCAAAGGTGGACTCTATATTTTAAGCAATCATTTCCATACACACTATCAAAGTATGAATGAATGGGTGGTTGCTAACTTAAAATGGAACAACAGCCTTGCTTGAACAGTGTGGGCATATATGAAAATTTATATACAGATGAAGTGAAGTCAATCTGTCCCTGTTGTTCTTACTTATAATATAAGGGTTTTTATGTTTCAGTAAACTCATTGCAGAAATGTAGTGAGTTTACTATTTTATTAACTCTAAAAATAAACTCTAGTGATTGCTGAACAGCAATTGGGTTCTTCATAGTTATATGGTTTTTAAAAAGACATTCATGCGCCGAGACTATTAAATTAGTAAAGCAACGTGTGGGTGTCTTTTATTTTAAACTCAAATGTATCATTTCTCATTCCCAAGGTGAGACAGTAAGATAAGGAATCTATGACTACCTACCTTATACTGAATACAGAGGGGAGTTCTTTATTATGTCAGTTATTCAAACTTATTTAGAGAGAGCTCTGTTAATATAACAGAGTTCTTTTTCTTTTTTTTTAACCTAAAATCATCATTATGAAAAAAATCATCACAGCATTTCCTCCATTTAAAAAGGAAAACATTTCAGAAATTAATGATATATTATCAAAAGCATTTGGTAATATTGAAAACACAACAGAAATTGTTATCATTCACGACTGTAAAAATCCAAGATGTCCTATGGGAACATTATTAGGATTAATAGGTACAAAAGAAGATGAAATGATTCTTATGGATTTTATAGACTCAGAAATAAAAAAAGATGAAGAAATGGATAAAAAATTATCCAAATCATTATCTGGTTTACCTGAATCTGTAATAAAACACTTATCAAAAAATAATTAAAGTATAACAATTAGAGATTGTTTATAGTAATAAGTAAATACTAAATATTGTAAACCACCTATAATAATTTACTTAAATACTAGTAATCAAATACCAGTAGGGTATTTATTAGCCGAGTTGTATAACAAAGTGAACAATCTCTAATTCACGAGGGCCTGACAGGAATTGACAGCATTATGAGAGTTAATAATCAGCCAAGCGTTGTATGAGTAGCTTGTAAAACTCAACGTATATAAAATTTTTAAATGACAACTCTATGTCTAAATCCGCAAGGATTGCAGAAGGAGCTCGTGTTATAAACATGATCTTCGCTGATGAGCGAGTAGCAGCTTAGTAATCCAATAGCTATAATCTAATCTGAAAGTGATTAGTGGTGGAGCTGGCAGACTCCCATTCTGCTAAACCTTAGATATTTAATGTGAAATTCATTATAAAAGCTGTATAAATTATTTTCAGGACTTTTGTCTGGACTTGGCTTCGATGCCAACAGGTCCACTATTTAATCATCATTAAAATAAAACAAATGGAAATGTCACAAATTATTGTAGGTACAGCAATTATTGTTACTGTATCTTTATTAACCAAATGGTTAATGACCAAAAAAAATGAAGCTATAATCAATAAATTCTTAAACACAGACGATGTTGAAGATTTTGAATGTGGTTATGGTAAAAAAGATTAGTCCATATAAGGATTATTTTAACTATTTCAGAACCTGTATTTTTATACAGGTTGTTTTTAATTTTAAACAAATAATTATGATAAGAAGTGAATGTAAAGAAGTTATAAGTGAAAGATGTTGCCAAACAGTGATATACATCTATAACTTTCTTACTGAAGATTAAATATAACCACTTGTCGTTTAAACAAGTATGGTTCATCCAAGACAATTCTATTGTAAATCCTGAATACCTGAAGCACTACTGGTGTGTAAACTCGTATTAATAATAAGCAGGAATTAAAGGTGTTATAAACTTACAATAGATTGTTGAGGATATTTTTAAAATAGTACCCACATTGCTGACAATGGGCTAAGTAAGATACAATTCCGTCATCGCAAGGAGTAGAATGCTATTAATTTTTAAAAATTTAAATAATTTAATATGAAACAAAATTTATTAACATACATATTAACATTAATAATAGTGTTTTTATGTGCATTTAGTTCTAAAGGAAAAGACATTCAAATTACGAAAGTATATGAATTACAAAAAGATTATAATGTTGATCATAGAGATACAACATTATTAATTACGTTACAAGTACCATTTATTAAAATAGGTACTCAGACTTATGTAGGTAGTAAAAGAAATACATCTTTTTCTGAAGATACTATTTATGATGAGTTTAAAGTTAAAGATGGAACTGTAATAACATTCTATTTAGATCCAGATACAGGTAATATATTACAGGTATGCGTGGAAGGAAAACAGAATTTTTATTACAAACCATAAATCAAAATCATGTTAGTTGAAATAACAAAAACATCTGCTGTTGTACCTGTAGTAGGATTAAAAGTAAATACACCATTTAAAGGACAATTATTAAGACTTCCAGAAGTTGGACATCATTGTTGGATAAAAGGTTTGGTTACTGCAATAGTAACAGAAATTATAAAACAAACACCTGAAGAAATTCAGTTTAAAACTAAAGTGAGTGAATACACACTTAAATTAAATCAATAATGTAGGACAAGTTATTGATTACGCGAGTTCATGTCAAAATTTTCTTAAAATATCACTTTTTAAAATTAATAAAGGTTCAGGTAGTCCACTGAATCTTTTTATTTCTCACATTTAAATCATCATTATGGAAAATTTAAAAGTAGTAAAAATTGATTCAGATTCATTAGAATTTGATAATGGAATGATTTTATTGTCAGACCACGACCAAGATTGCTGTGAGCATCACTATTTGTCTTTGTCGGATTTGACATTGGATGATTTTAAAGGATTGGAATTTGATTTGTCAAATGATGATTTCTTTGAAAGAATAGAAGATTATGGAATAGCATTAAAGCCTAAAAATGGACATCCTGTTAGAATACCTGGTTATGGCTCAAACAACGGATACTATTCGTCAAATCTTGCTTTGATTATAACTAATACTGATGGTCGTGGTGTATTCAAGCAATATGACATTACTGAATGTCAAGAATGGAACGATTAGCGGTCTGTCTTAAAATGGCAGGTAACGGTAAAGTATTGCTGTCAGGTGCATTGGTTAGCTTGTGATGTAGAACAAGGATATTCTGTTTATAAGGTAAGAGATAAAGATGGAAATGAATTTGAAAGTCTTGTTTCAGATCATGGTACTTGGTATTATATGGCAAAACAAGCAAATATTACTCATTGGTTAAACAAATAAATTATAAAATTATGTTCGGAATATTTAAAAAACAAACTGTTTCAGATAAAATTGAAACACAAAACTACCCAAAAGAGGTACTAGAAATTCATAATGAATTTAATACAGCAGCAGATAGGATTTTAGAAGAAGCAAATCAAATTCTAAAAGAAAGTGAACAAAAGGATTTTCAAAAAGTAGATAGATTAAAAGCTTTAGGCTTTATGAAAGCTAATCAAGTTACTGAATTAGAACCTCGTAGAGAAAAAATAAATCTTTCTAAAAAACAAATTGAATCAGTAAACTATTACAAATTTCAGTATCCTTTCAATAAATTTATTACTACTGAACAAGTCGAACAAATTTGTAAAAAATATGGTTTAGTTTATGGTGATGTGTCTTTATATAAAGGGTTTGTACCTGAAAAGAATTTAAAAGAAATTGAAAGTTTTAAATTGAAAAAAGAAGATACTCCTTATTTAACTGTTTATGATCGACAAGGTAATATGATAGGAGCAATACCAAAAAAAGATTGTGATACTAATTTAATATCCCATCTTAAAAGAAGTTCAGATAATTTTATATACATTACTGAATTAGATGGTCAACGTCTAAATTATAGTTTTCCTGTACCTCATTATGAAAAATACAAACATCTTTCTTTTGTAAGAGCTAGTAAAGAAAAACCTTCTTTAACAATTTGTGCTCCTTTAAAAGACATGGTTACAACTAGAATGAATTTAACTGATGGTTTTAAATTAGAAAAAGAAATTCCAGACCCTGTTGTACTCCAACCTGTCAATCAAGGATTTTTAATTGTGACAATGTGGGCTGATGAACAATTTGACCCTTTTACTGAACCTTTATTAAGAAATGATGAAATTAATAACTAATTTAAAAAAAGGAGATAAAAATCTTAAAGAATTGGTAATATAAAATTATCTATCTTTATTAAAAGAACTTGTGGCTAATGGTCATAATCTTATCTTGTTCACAATGAGGTCAGATGTCGTTGAGCCATACTCTAAAAATCCTGAAATAATAACTGAAAGTTTGCACTTCTGCCCTGCTTTTGTATATGCATTGTTGGCAGTAGTGCTTTTTTGGTAGTCAAATTTTTAAATTAAAACTAAATATAAAAATGAATAGTAAAATTATCGGCTTTGCAATAGAAGCCCACAGCAAAACAAATCATCTTTACGATGGTAAACCTTATTCACTTCATTTGTCTATGGTGGTAATGTACGCTATGAAATACATTGATTTCTTGCCGTCAATTCAGGCTCAATACAATGTATTAAATGCTTGTTGGCTTCACGATACTATAGAAGATTGTCGTTTAACTTACAATGATATTTTACAAGTAGCTGGAGAAGATGTTGCAAATATTGTTTATGCCGTTTCCAATGAGAAAGGTAAAAATAGAAAAGAAAGAGCAAATAGTAAATATTATCAAGGTATTCGTGACACAGCTTGGGCTACCTATGTAAAGTTTTGTGATAGATTGGCAAATGTAAAATATTCAAAAGATACAAATTCTAAAATGCTTTCTGTTTATCAAAAAGAAAATGCAGATTTTGTAAAGTCGCTATGTCCTGACAACAATTCACTTCATAATTACAATAAAATGATTTTAGAACTTGATGAGTTGTTGGGTGTTTCATAGCATTACTGCCAACGGTTTGCAGACTTGCGAAGGCAGGGATTTAAAAAGAAAAATTATCAACTTAAAAACAAATAATAATATGAAAACAGAAATTTCAATGAACCTACTAACCCATGCTTTTGCAAGTGTGCTGTTAGCGGTAGTGCTTTCTTCATGTGAGCCACAACCTAAAAGAGAACCAAAAGAGGTAATTGAATACAAGGTTGTAAAAGACAAAAAGGAGAAAATGGAAACGCATTACAAACACGTTTTTTCAGTTTGGAAAGGAGACTTTGTTTTACAACCCGATATTAAAACAGAATACTACATTATTTACAAAGATGGAAGTTATGATAATGTAGAAGTAGGCAAGTATTCAATTACCGAAATTGGTGATACAATAGTCAATAAGCGGATGGTGTATTAGCATTACCGCTAACTAATGGCTATGCGCTACTCATAGCGCATAGCAAAACAAAATAAACATAAAAATAAAAAAATTAATTACATGACATTCCTTAATAAGTTCAACGGTCAATAACAAAATTTTATTTAACATTCCAAGTAATCCTGAGTCATAGTATTCAGGATTACTTTTTTTTATTATCTAAAACTATTCAAATGAATGATAAAATGCTTCCAAGCATCCTGGTCAAAATGACCACTGGCAATATGCCAAAGTAAAGTCCCATGTGGCAAAACATCCTGAGTAATCTGTATGATAATGTAGTACAGATTACTCGTTTTTATGTTAAAATAAAAAATTTATATTAAATAATAATTATTACAATGAAAACATATAAATTAATTAAAACATACCCTGGTAGTTTTCCTTTAGGACATTTAGCTATTTTAGATGAATCTGTTAAATATTATAATCTAGGTACAACAACAAGAAGTTTAGATTATATAGAAAACCATCCAGAAAATTGGCAACATGTTTGTTATAAATGTCATGAAAATGTTAACACTTGTAAAACATTTGGTTGTAAACAACCACTATTTATTACAGAAGATGGTGTTGATATTTTTGCAGGTGATATCTTTTATTCAATAAGAAAAGATTGTTTAGGACGTATTGTTAAATATGAAGGAAATTTCTTTGAAATTGCTTCTACAAAATGTAAAGGATTTGTAGATTTTTCAACAAAAAAAGCAGCGGAAAACTACATTAAAATGAATAAACCTTGTTTATCATTAAATGATGTTTTAAGTATTACTAATAAAACCTCTTTTGTACCTGAAGATTTTAGTAAAAATTTAATAAAAAAAGAATTAACCAAAATTGTAAAACAAAAATTAAAATAAATGAAAAAAACATCTCTATTTTTATTCCTATGTGGAATCTATAGCTTGTATATTTATTACACAAGTACTTCCGAAACTGAATTATTAGTAATCGGATTAATGGATGTAATCTTTGCTTTATTCTTGTTCCTAGAACAAGTAGGTAAAGATTTATATCTTATTGATAACCCAGAAAATCAAAAATCATGGCAGTAAAAAAAATCAAACTCAGTAACATCTAAACTATTTAAAACCAAATAAATTTGAATAATATGACTGAACTATCAAAAAAAAATTATTTTAACCATTTAGAAGAGTTAAAAAGTAAAAGTAATTTCAAGCAACCAACTTTCATTTTTCAAACATCTACAAGAGCAGATAAAGAAAGTGAAATTTCAACTCTTGAACATTACTTATACATGAATAAAACTTCTGAACAAAAACCGAAAGAAGTATGAGTAATAAGAAAACAACATTTCATATAGTTTCTATTGAACCTGGTGATGATATATCTATAGGTAAAAACTATGAAGCTAATAATTTAGGGGAAGCTTATAAAATGTGGCAAGAAGATCCTGTTACTAAAGATAATGAATTTTTAGTAGCGTATGGACATGCTATATTAAGCAGACCTTTATTAATGGCTTCTGAAATAGAAGCTGTAGAATTACAACAAACTAATACTTAACAGTATTATTCCTGGAAGACTTGCATTTTGATGATTTTTGCAAGTCTTCCTTTTTTTAACCTTAACTCAAAAAAATGGTTACATTAGATGAAGAATTGAAAAGAATATATAAATTACCTTACAATTTTCCTTATAAAAGAAAAGAAATTGCTTTTAAAATATACAATTATGTTTAATTTAAAAAATGAATAGATAAAACGATTATGAAAAGAAAAATTACAAACAATAGTGACTTATTAAAATCACTATTTAAATTACAATATGCTGAAGATAAATTTTCTGAAGTTGAAATACCTTATAGAACTTTATGCAATAAAGAACTTACGTTAAGACAAACACAAGAGATTGGTCATAAAGGATATACTAAAATTGTACAAAAGGGGATTCCTTATGTTATAATTGACGAAATGACAGAACCTTTAATTAATTTTGAAATTAACGATTATGTTTAAAAAAGGACAAATTCTTATAAACAAAAAAAATCCTTCATTTGTTATAACAATAATAAGTGAAACAGGAGAAGCAAGAGTTTTAAAAAGTAAAAATTATCAAAGAGGAGATATAATTCAATGTGGTAATATAAAATTTTATAACATTTGTGAAAACCCTGAAGAATATTTAAAAGACCTTGTAGTCTCAAAATACAAAAAGAATAAAACAACTAAAATTACAACTTATTTATAATTTTTTTTATTTCTAACCTCTACAAAACAATTAAAATGAATTCAACTTTAAATGGTGTTGACATTATGTTACAACACTCTAAGCATCAAGACGAAAACGTAAAGAAAAACAAAAGAAAAACAAGAATCAGCGTAGCTGGTCTTTACGATCCGGAAACTAGAGAATTATCTTTTGGAGTATCACGATGTTCTAAACAAGACAACTTTTGTAAAAAAGTAGGAAGAGAACTGGCAGTTGGCAGATTAGATCTTTTAGGAAAAAATCCTACAATGACTATCAATGTTGAGCCTGAAACAGATCTTCAAAGATTGTTTAGAAACAAATTTAATCAATTGGAAAGTTTCTTGCAAAAAAATGGAATCAAAAAAATTGGTTTACCTTTAGCTGATGGAGGTTTAGATAACTATCCTGGTGCAGAAAGAGCTTTTGAAGTTAAAAAAGCTACACAATTTTCTGAATCAGAAATAAAATAAACTATGGAAAAAATTTTATCGCAATCGCAAATGTCACCTCGAACAGTTAAAAATATAATTGTATCAGGTAACATAAATTTTAACAGAAGAAAAAAAGATGGTAAACAACTTGTTGTATCTAGTTCTACTTCTACGAAGAATCCTTTTAAAAGTCTTGGAAAAGTTAAATACTTATTTGAAAAATATGAAAAAAACAATAAAAGAGAAAACTCTACCAGTGTTTCAGTCAGTGAGCGAGCACCCGAATTATAAAGGTACAAGACAAGCAATAAGTTTTTATTCTTTCAGACTTGATACAAAAATTTTATCAAAAACTAGGTTTCAACAGGGTTGTCATTCTTTTGTAAAAAATTTGTATTTTAACAATGAAGGTGTAACAAAACTAGGTGTGTTAACTCTTTATGAAGGTATACCTTTTTCTATAGAAGAAATATCTAAATACATTGAACTTTTGCAGAAAATTGGTTTTGATATTCAATTTGAAGGAGTACAAACTTTAGAACAATTGACAAAATCTTCAAGTAATTTTAGAGACGTTGTAAGACAATATCAAAACGATAAAACATCCAGGTTTGTATCATCTTTTTTTTTTAATAATACTTCATATGAAAATAATGATGTCGAAAACAAAAAAGAATTTTTAGTTTTTACTTTAGGTGAAGATTATAAAGACATGCATGCTTACATTAGATATATTGCTTTATGTCATTTAAGATATTTGTTTACTTCCTCTTCAATGTGGTTTCCAAGAATGTTTTTAGCATATTATGATTATTTCAAAAATATAAAAGTAAAACCTTCTTTAGACAAACTTCTTATTTTTACCTACAACTCTCCTATAAAACATTTGTATTCAAAACAAATTTTTAATAATGATCCTGTATTTAATAAATCTGAAAATAATTGTAGATATGGATACTATAATTTTATAGGTGTTCCAAGTACTGTTGATCGTGATTATAACACATCTTTATCAGCATTAATGGGAACAGCTCCAGATTTTAAATTAATTCCTTATTTAGAATCATTCAAAGAAAGATTTAAAAACATATATGACGGTGCGTATTTTGACCCAAGTGTAATTATTGACTTAGCTAGAACAGTTTATATTGATAATGATAATTTTTCTATACAAAACACTGTTAATGAATTAATTTTAAAAGGTAAATTTCATAAAGCATATGTTTATTTAAGAGATGTTGTTAAAAAAATAAATAAAGCTAAACCTGATGTGTATTTAACACCTCCTGCAGAAAAAATCAAAATAAAGGATCAACTTGGTCTTTATAGAACAGGTATTTTATATTTTAGTAAAAAAGAATTAGACGAAATATTAAAATAAAAGAAAAAAAAATGAGTCAAAAAATCAATTTAACTTTAGGATCAGATCCTGAAGTATTTTTATATGATGAAGCACAAAAACAATTTATACCTGCATTAGGGTTGATAAAAGGAACTAAAGAAGAACCTTTTGAAATCATTGCTCCTGGGTTTAGTACTCAAGTTGATAATGCAATGTGTGAATACAATATTGCTCCATCAAGTACTCCACAAGAATTTTCTGATAACATTCAGAAAGTTTATGATTGGTTAAAAGATAATTTACCTGGTAATATACAGGTAAAAGTATTACCATCTGCTGAATTTACACCAGAAGCATTAGACAATGAACAATGTCAGCTTTTAGGTTGTTCTGCAGATTATGACGTTTATTCAGGTGAAAACACAAGTGTTACATCTTTATCTCAAACAAATTGGAGATTTGCTGGTGGGCACATTCATGTTGGATATGATAAACCTAACACACTTTCAAATGAACAACTTGTTAAATGGATGGACATCTATTTAGGTTTACCTAGTGTAATCTTAGATGAAGATGACAGAAGAAAACAATATTATGGAACTCCAGGAAGACATCGTTCAAAAGACTTTGGTGTTGAATATCGCACTTTATCTAACTGGTGGACAGAAAACGAAACCTTCCGGAAGTTTATTTTTAAACAAACTCAAAAAGCTTATTATGCTCTTGTCAATGAAGTATCTATTGGTGAAGAGTATGAAAGACAAGTAAGAGATTGTATTCTTTCTAATAATAGAGAGGAAGCACAAAGATTGATGACACATTTCAATGTTGTCACAAATGAAGAATTTAGTAATTTAATAAATATCAAAGTTTATGACAACACCACCGCTCACGCTTAAAAAAACAGAAACAGCCGTAGCAACTTCTCAACATCGACGACCTATTATAGGTATCGCAGGACATATGTTACCTAATGGTAACTCTGTTGGAGTTACATTTCCTTATTTGAATTATTTTGAAAAATTTGGAGATGTAAAAATTATTATACCAACAGCAAAACAAGTAGATGATACTTTAGATTTGCTAGTAATACCAGGAGGTCCTGATATTAGTGCGTTCAGGTATTTATCACCTGATGAAACACCAAGCTGGTTTAACCAAAAACCAGATCAAATGAGAGAGTATTTTGATACAAATATCTTACCTAGATATATTGAAAACAAAACACCTATCTTTGGGATATGTAGAGGTCATCAATCAATTGCAGCTTTGTTTGGTGCAAAGCTTGAACAACATTTACTTTTTCACGAATATAATAGTGAAGAAAAAAGAAAAGATATTACTCATCAATGTGTAGGTTTTCTTACAAACAGAAATGAAGAAACATCTTTATTGGAAATCAATGAAAAGAATTTAGCATCAAATTTTGGTACAAATTCAATGCATCATCAGGCAGTTTCAACTATTCCACAAGGCGCAGATTTGTTAATTTGGACTGATGAACGATTGCCTAAAAACAGAACAGTGTATTCTTATGATCCAAAAGATCGCTTGATGAAAATTGAAGGATTGTTGTATAAGGAATATCCTATTGCAACTGTTCAATTTCATCCAGAAGAATTAGCTGACAATATGTACAGTGTTGATTTGATCAACGATCTTATAAAGTGCTCAAAGAATCAATAGCGGGTGGTATTTTAAAATTAGAGGAAACAAGTTTACTTGACTAATTTAAAATTAAGTTATTGATCGGAGCCTAGAAATGAAGACTCAGGCGATAAGTCAAAGCATATGTAGCCTCCAAAACTACCACTATGAAACTTTGCACGTTTGCTCTCAGTATTTAGGTTGCTTGGTAAAGCAGAAATACGCATTTCTACAAAGGTCCTGATAGTTCAAAGGTAGAATATCGGTAAGAAGACGTGTGAGTGCTCGCTGTGCCTCACCAGGACAACTAATTAAAATAAGAAACTAGAAGCTCAGTGGTACGAGCGCTACGGCAGTAGAGGTTCTCAGGGTTCGAATCCCTTTTAGTTTCCAATCCATTTGAAGAGGTGAATTATTAAAATCAGATCACCTAATGTAAATAACGTAAATGATAGCTAAAAAACAAGACAATTCAGAAAATGTATTAAAAAGAATTTATGAAAAAGGATTTAAAGTATTAAGAGATCCAAATGGGATAGCATTGAATGTTTCCTATACAGATGATGGTTTAAAATGGACAACAGATTCCAAAGGTAAAAATTTATATTTTACTGATGGAAACTATGTAGAAGATTTTAAACCTGACCTCAATGTAATACGAGAAAAATCTTTTAGAAGTAAGTGTGAAAAAAGATGGATTGATAAAGCAAATTCAATGCTTTACGAACAAAGACCTCTTTTCAAAGAAAAAAGTATTAAAACAAAAAGTCAAAATTTAATTAATGGATATCCTAATATCAACTAAAAAAGACTTTCCCGAAAAAGCACATTCAACAGATGCGTGTGCAGACTTAACTGCTGTTTCTATAACTGAAGATGGTAAGTACATAGAATATGGAACAGGAATCAAAATGTTACCACCACAAGGTTATTTTGGTGTAGTATTTGCTCGAAGTTCTATTTCTAATTACGATTTAGTTTTAGCAAACTCTGTAGGAGTAATTGATGATTACACAGGAGAATGGAAAATAAGGTTTAAACGATTGAAAAAACCTTTGATTGATTCTTTATATCGTCGATTCAGTGAAAAACAAGAGCAATATATACAATTGCGTAAAATTCTTGATAATTCTACATTTAAGATGTTTCGTTTTTCTTTAAAACATGACATAGAACATTTAAAAAAAGAATTAATAGACATTGATCAAGAAATTAAAGATTTAGAATCTTTTGAAAGATTATATAATCTAGGCGATAAAGTTGCCCAATTCTGCTTTTTACCTAAATATGAATGGAATTATGTTTTAACAGAAACATTACCTGAAACTATTAGAGGTGAAGGAGGATTTGGTTCTACAACTTTGAAAGCAAAAACAACACCTAAATCAAAGAATAATGTCAAAAAATCCCAATAAAGGGTTTAAAGCTAACACTCTTGTAACTATATATTCCGATTGGGAAAACCAAAAGGATGTTATAGGTACAGGATTGTTGGTTAAAAAACTTAAAAAAGGATTACCGTTTATCTTAAAAGATAGTCAAACTGTGAAAACTGTTAAAAAAGAAAGTTTTCATAATACAGATTTTTTTAATTGGACAGATGAAGAAAAAACTTTAGGAGAATGTAATCAATATAACTATGAAAAATGGTTATGTCAAATTGTTCATTCTTCTAATCCTTCATATGAAATAGGAAAATCGTACCGATTTAATTTAAGGTATTTAGAAGGTTCTTTTGAAGATTCACAAATATTTTCTAATTCTAAAGATGATGACGAAGATGATGAAAATCTTTATAAAGAGCATTGGAAAAATAAAAATTTAATAGATGAATTTGTCAAATTTAACGGAGAAGAAATATATTAATTTAAAGTATGTTGTATATGATATTGAAACGTTAAAAAACTGTTTTACATGTTGTTTCTTAGATTATGATTCAAAAAAGAAAAAAGAATTTGTAATTCATAATTCTAGAAATGACTTTAAAGATTTTATAAAATTTCTAATCAAACTTAAACAGAATAATTATTATTTTGTAGGTTTTAATAATTTATTTTTTGATTCACAAATATTACAATATATTTTTGAAAAAAGAAATATCTTTGAAAAATTAAGTGCTGATGAAATTACTTCTAAAATCTATGAAAAAACACAGGAAATAATTGCTTTACAAAATTTAGATGATAAGTATTTATATTTGATTTCTGAATGGCAACAAATATTTCCACAAATTGATTTATTTAAACAAAAACACTATGATGGCAAAGCTAAAAGAGGAACTTCTTTAAAATGGATTGAGTTTACTATTGGTTTTAATAATGTCGAAGAGATGCCTATTCATCATAGTGATGTAATTACTGCAGAACAAATTCCTTTAATATTAAGTTATAACTGGAATGACGTAGAAGCTACTACTAAATTTTTTGAATTAATAAAATTTGAAACAGATTTAAGAATTGAACTTTCAAATGAATATAATCTTCCTTTACTGAATTCTTCTGAACCAAGATTAGCAAAAGAAATCTTTGCTAAAATTCTATCAGAAAAATCAGGTATAAATAAAAAGGATTTGAAGAAAATGAAAACTATTAGAAATAACATAAAAGTTTCTGATATTATTTTTGATTATATTACATTTGAAACAGAACCTCTTCAAAATTTATTAAAGCAAATTAAAGCTTTGAATATAGATCCTAATAACATGAAAAATTCTTTTGAAAAAGTTTTTACTTATCATGGAATTGAAACTGTTATGGGATTAGGTGGAATACATGCCTGTTGTAATCCTGGAATATATAAATCTAGAAAAGATTTAATAATTCAAGACGTTGATGTAATTTCATACTATCCAAATTTAGCAATACAAAACGATTTAAAACCTGCACATTTAGGAGATTCTTTTATGGAAGTATATAATAATATATTTCAAGAAAGAAAAAAAATTCCTAAAGCTAATCCTATCAATTATGTATTTAAGATTATTCTTAACAGTACTTACGGTTTAAGTAATGAACCTAATTCATATTTATATGACCCTTTATTTACAATGTCTATTACTTTAAATGGTCAGTTATTAATTTTAAAATTAGTTGAAATGTTAATTTTAGCTATGCCTGAAATAGTAATTTATCAAGAAAATACTGATGGTATATCTATTGGATATAATCCTGAAAAAAAATATATTGTAGATAGTATTTGTAAAGAATGGGAAAAACTAACAAAGTTAGAATTAGAAAGTGCTTTTTATAAACAAATGATTATAATGGATGTTAATAATTATATTGCAGAAAGTGAAGATGGTAAATTAAAAAGAAAAGGTTTATTTGAATATAAAGTAGATTTTCATAAAAACCCATCTTTCTTAATTATTCCTAAAGCAATAGAGCAATATTTTATTAACAATGTAAATGTTGAAGATTTTATTAAAAATCATAATAATATTTATGACTTTCTAGGTGCAATAAAAAGTACAAAGGATTTCATATTGAATTTATATTTTATTAAAGACAGATCGTTTATAAAAGAAAAACAAGAGAAAGTTTGTAGATATTTTATATCAAACAAAGGTGGAAAATTAATTAAAGATTTCAAAGACAGTAGAAGAGAACGCGTTCATGCTAAGGAATTACAAACGTGTTTAAATAAAATAGTTGATGAAGATGTTAAATCATACGACATAAACTATAAATTTTATATTAAAGAAGTTCACAAGATAATAAACTTAATTGAAAAACCTGTAGGAATACAATCAAGTTTATTTAATTTATAACATATTAATAATACAAATGCCAGAAAAAAAAGGAATTAAAGTTAATTTTTTAGAAAGAAAAAGTGAGCATTTTATTGAATCATATCATGCAAACAAAGTCACAGAATTTTGTTTGCTAGATGATGACTTTAATGCTATACATCCTCAAGTAAGATGTAAAGATTACATTCAAGATTTATTTTGGATTGTAAGAAATCCAAATTTATCAGAAGATAAAAAAAATGAAATAATTTATGGTTTTAAAGCCTCAAATTATTTAAAATATCCTTTAATTGACAGAGACATTTATAGGGTTGGAATTAGGTTTCGTACTGAAGGGCAGGTTTTTGAAACTATTTCGGAAGAACGCATCGCACTGATTGCATCTCGTTTGAAAGATTTAGAAGATAGACTTGAATTTCCAACCTCAAATGTCTTTGTTGATGAAAGTAAACAAATATTGGTTTTTGAATTTAACCCAAAATGGGTTGAAAAACCTTATTTGTTATCGTTTTATCTTTTATTTATTAGAATTTTATTTACAGAAACTGTTGAAAATTTAAATAAAATAACAGATATTAAAGAATATTTGCAAAAATATCCTGCTTCTAAATCTGGTCATGATGCTAATTTTATTAACAAAAGTACATTCTTATTAGATTTAATGTTTAACAAAGAATTTCCTGAACAATTATGGACATCTTACTATGATGTAAAGTCAATGCATAATACTTCAGGAATTGTTTCTTATTCTAATTATTTAAAAGAATTGTCAACTCAAAAAAAGAAAAATGAGAAAGCGTTACCAGCAAGAAACAATTAATGAAATAATTGAAGAAGAAAAATTAAAATTAAATTCAGGTGTAAAAGTAATTACTTCAAACGATAAAGTAGTTTATATTCAACTTGAAGATTTTATAGAAAAAATTCTTATTCAGTTAAAGAAAAAAAGTTATTTAAAATAAAAACTTCAAAAGTTATGATTGAATAACAGAGAAAAAATACAAAAAGAAGCATTAGATGCTGTATTAGTCAATGGTGGTTCAGGAGTATTGTGTTTAGCTACAGGAGCAGGTAAAAGTAAAATTGCAATTGATTATGCTAAACTTTTTTATGAATCAATGAAAAAAAATTTCAGATGTCTTTTAGTAGTTCCAACAGAAAAACTCAGAGACGAAAACTGGAAAGATGAATTTGATAAATGGAAAGGTAAAGTTATATATCGTGTAAATGTTGAACGTACCTGTTATGCTAGTTTAAATAAGCTAAAACATAAAGAGTATGACTTAGTTATTCTTGATGAATTACAAAGAATTACTGAAAATAATGTTAAATTTTTTAAACAAAATACTGTTCACAACATATTAGGTTTAACAGCAACTTATCCTAAAGATGAAATTAAACAATTATTATTAAAAGATTTAGGTCTAAATATAGTTTATAGTTTATCTTTAGATAATGCAATTGAACAAGGTATAGTAGCACCATATAAGATTAAAGTTGTAGAACTATTCTTAGATGATAAAGAAAAATATATTAAAGCAGGTAGTCAAACAAAATCGTTTATGACGACAGAGTATGGACAATACCAATATATGTCTAATGTAATACAAAAGATAATGTATTCTGGTAAACCTGCACCTAAATGGTTATTCTTAAAAAGAATGCAAATGATATATAATCTTAAATCTAAAACAGAAATAGCTAAAAAAATAATTGCTAATTTACCTGAAGATGATAGAACTTTAATATTTTGTGGTAGTATTGACCAAGCAAATCAACTTTGTGAAAACCAGTTTCATTCAAAAACAGATGATACTGCTTTTAATGCCTTTTGTAATGAAGAGATTAATAGATTATCATGTGTTAATGCTTTGAATGAAGGTCATAATATACCTAATGTAGATTCTGCAGTAATTGTGCAATTAAATTCTCAAGAATTGAATACTGTACAAAGAATAGGAAGATGTATTAGATATAGACCAGGTCACGAAGCTATTATTTACATACTTTCTGTTGTACAAACTCAAGATGAAAAATGGGTTGCGAAAGCTCTTGATTCATTTGATAAAGATAACATTGAGTACATTAATGCTAAAAATTTATGATAAAACACATATCAGATACTCATAATCTTCACCATGATATAAGATTAGAAGAAGGAATTACTACTATTATTCATAGTGGTGATTCTACTAGTTCTTCAAATCCTGTTACTAATCAACAAGAATTTGAATCTTTTTTACAATGGTATGCAAATATTTATGTAAAAAATAAAGTTCTTATTGCAGGTAATCATGATTGGTGGGCATTAAAAAAGTATAACAAAGACAAAGTCAAAGATTATGGTATTATTTATTTGGAAGATGAAGAAGAATATGTTGATGGTAAATTAATATATGGTTCTCCTTGGACACCAACTTTTGGTAATTGGCATTTTATGAAAGACAGATCTAAATTAGGTAAACATTGGGGGTCATTATATGAAGGAATTGATATATTAGTTACTCATGGACCACCTAAAATGATTTTAGATTTATCTCATGATTTAAACCATAAATTAGAATATTGTGGAGATAGTGCATTATTTAAAAAAGTAATGCAACTTCAACCTAAAGTTCATTGTTTTGGACATATTCATAATTCAGAAGGTTGTTATAATCAAGGATTTAGAAAAATAAATAATATTACTTTTAGTAATGCAGCTTGTGTTACTGATGGAAGATTTGATTTAGGACTAACAAGTCAAGGAAACTTACTTGATTAAAATAAATATTAAAGAATTAATATTTGGAAGAATTAAAAAAATTCTTAATTGATTCAGATCTTTCAATAGAACAATATTTTATAATGTTGTTATTAAATGAAGATCTTGAATACCTTGAAAAATACTTATTAAAAATAAAAAATAAATTAGATTATATTTCGGTTTTTCAAGATTTATTGTTACAAGGATATATAATGTTAAAAGATATTGATGAAGGTTATGTTTTACATAATATTATTCCTATCAAAAATATTAATTCAATAATTGATTTTGATGTTGGTAAAGATTTTGTTAGGAACACAGAAAATGTATCTAACGAATTAGAACAATGTTGGAAAGAGTTTATTGAATTATATCCTAAAACAGTAAATGGAAGACCTTTACATAATACTAAAGAAAAAAACAAACTTAAATATTTTAGATATTTAAAATCTGGAGTAGAACACTCAAATGTAGTTAAAGGATTAAATGCAGAAATTACAGCAAGAAAAAATGCTCAATTGCGAAAACAATTCTTTCCTGAATGGCAGTTATTGTCTACCTATATAAACAATAAAAGCTGGGAACAATTTTTAGATTTGTATTCTGACATCAATGAAAATAAAAGTTTAACTTTTGGAACAGATGGACGAATTACAAGAACTTTCTAAAGAATCCCATAATGAAATTCTTCAATTAGGATTTCAACCTATTGCAAAAGCCGTAGATCAGTGCTACGCAAACATCATAGCAGGAAAGAAGGGTGAAAGAATAGTGTTTCCTACTAAATGGAAGAAATTAAATTCTTTACTTTTAGGCGGATTACAACCAGGAAAAATGTATGTTATCGGTGGAAGACCAGGGAGTGGTAAATCAGCATTTTCTAATAAAATGTTATTTGATATACTTGACCATCCAAAGAATCAAGGTAAAGCTATAATTCTTTACTGGAGTTTTGAGATGCCGGGCTACCAACAATTGATGAGAATCGGTTCTTCTAATATTGGTAAACAAATGTCTGAAATTCTATCAGTAGATACAGAATTTCAAGACCAACATTTTGATGAGTTTGTTAAATCAATGAATTCATACAAAAAATATCCTATTTATTTTAATAATAATGCTAGAGATATTGAATATGTTGCTAAAATTACCAAAAGAATTGCTACATTAAATCCTGATAAAACTATTATTAACTTATTTGACCATTCCAGATTATTTAAAAAATCAAAAGAAGCTTCAGAACTTCAAATGTTGACAGAATTATCTCACACCTGTATTGAGCTTCAACAACAGACTAAATGTATTACTATTCTTTTATCACAATTGAATAGAAATATAGAAAGTCCTGAAAGAGCTGCTAATTTATATCAACCAATGTTGTCTGATATTTTTGGAGCAGATTCAGTAGCTCAGGATGCCCATGTTGTTGTAATTATAAATAGGCCTGGAGATATGTACAATATTACCGTCCCTTATTTAGGGTATAATCCACAAGGATTATTAGCCCTTCATGTTAAAATAAAAATTTATACTTTAAAAATTACTATTGGAAAAGTATAAGTAAATTTGACCTTATCAGAGGTAACTGTGATATAGAATTGTGTGAATTGCTGGAAAATCTAAGGGAAGAGTTATTTAATAAATATGATCTTTCTAAGACAATCAGCAGCCAAGCTTCACAGGAATGTGTTGAAGGTTCAACGACTAATGTAAACGATCCAGAACGGATTATGAAACAACAAGAGTGCACAACATCCAATTTGGATGATGATATAGTCTAGACTTTAAAGAAATTTAAAGAATTGAAGAATAAAATGCTTCAAGATAATAAATCGGAGAAAAATAGAGATGGCCAATTAGGTATGTTACCATTTGATGCAGATATGGCTACTTTTACAATTAAAGAACGTTAAAATAAAAAAGTAAATCAACAAGATTGATATTACCAAAAGAAAAAACAAAAGCAGAAATACAAAGTCCTGAAACATTAGTGATATATGGACCACCTAAAATTGGTAAAACTACTTTATTAACAACATTAGACAACTTCTTAATCTTAGATTTTGAGAAAGGAAGTAAAAAAATTGATGCTTTAAAGTTAGAAGTTAACGATTTAAAGGAATTAAAAGAAGCTGGTACTGAAATTATTAAAGCTGGATCACCTTATACAGGTGTAATAGCTGATACAGTTACTCAATTGGAAGATTGGTGTGAATGGGCAGGTACGGAAGATTATATGAATAGTATAATGGGAAAAGCTTTTAATAGTAAGCAAGGTCAAATATTACCTAAATCAGAATGGAAAAGTGTTTTAACTTTACCTAATGGAGCAGGTTATATTTGGCACAGAAATTCTTTTAAAGAATGGATAACAAAAATTAATAAATTGGCAAAGTATAAAATATATGTTGCACATGTTAAAGATATTTTCTTAGAAAAAGACAATGAAATGACTTCTTCAAAAGATTTAGATTTAGTAGGTAAAGACAAAAATATATTATGTGCAGGAGCTGACGCAATTGGTTATTTGTATAGAAATTCTAAAAATCCTTTAGAACTTAGAGTATCATTTAAAAATAATACTCAAGATTTAGTTGGTTCAAGATGTGCTCATTTAAGAAATCAAGATTTTGTATTAGCTGTTAACAACGAAGACGGTTCTATAGCTGAAAGCTATTGGAACAAAATTTATATTGATTAACTTAATCAAAAACACAATGACCGAAAAAGAACAAATAGAAAATTTAGCAAATGATGTTTACATTTTTTATCGTAATTTAGGAAGTGCACAACGAAAGCATTTAACTAAATCACAAATTTTTAGAAACTTTAACTTAAACAACTCAAATTCTTCAGGTGTTTTTAAAAGATCTGAAGAATTAGGTGTTGTTTTTGCTATAAATGTTCCTAAAATGAAACAAAATGAAGTTTTTGAAAATCCTCTGTTCAAAGAAGTGATTACCAACAATTTACCACTGATAAGATTTTCAAAAAAAATGGCTTCTGTTAAAAAAGAACCAATAATAATAACAGGTTCATCACTTTCTAATGGAGTATATGGTTTAACTGGTTCACATCAGTATTATAATGATCCTTTTCCAGATGAATTACAAAATTCAGAAAATTTACAGAAAGCATCTCTTAAAGAAATTAAAAAAGATGATGATGAACAAGAAACATTTAAATTTTAAAATTATTATCAATAGTCAGGTTAAAAGACTTTAAAACCAAACTAATATAGTAAAATATATGTCAAATTTAAATTTTAGTATTGACAGTAGTGTAAAAGAAACTACAAACAAAAGTTTATTTCCAGTAAGAATGCATGATAAATGTTTCATTACATCAGCAGGTTACAATGAAGAGTATGATTGTCTTGACATTGCCATCGAAAGTGATGAATACAAATATCGTGAAAGAATGTTTAATCCTTTAAAAAATGTTCCTACATGGACAACTTCTGAGAAAGAGCTTGCAACATTTCAATCAAGAAT